CAGGGTCAAGTCCTGCAATAAGTCTTACATTATTTGGTATGTGTCCTATGTCTCTGTTTTGGTCTCTACATTCTTCTATCTCTGGTCTGTCAAATAAACTCATACCATCTGGCATAGCTACATTAAGATAAACCATTTCATAGATTGCTCTACCACCTGTAGTCTCTGCAGCTTTCTTTCTATCCATAAGCCATTTGTATGTTCTCTTCTTAGCCCATAACATACACTCTTGATGTAACTCATTATCCCAATCAGATTTTGTACAAGCAGTATCATGTGCTTCTTCTACAATAGTTAACCATGATTCGTTGTCTAACAAGTGTGAATACAAATCGTCATAGTGTTGTCTTGAACCTATTACAACCATAGCTGTATGTTCCTCTTTACGACTTGACAATGTTGTAGTCCACCAGTTTCTTGTGTTCTCTCTTGATGCAGGTTGCATAGTAGAACTGTGGTCCTCAATGTCATCTGCAATAATTATGTCACAGTCACGAGAAAGAATCTTTCCACCTCTACCAATACCTACCATAGTAGGAGATTTAATACCAGTAACAGTACGAGTACCAACAGTAAAACCATTCTGTGACCAAGACTTACCAGTTCTACTTGTAGGTTTAAACTTAGGTCCAGGTCCACATATCTCTTCTATTAATAATTCGTTACTCTCTAGTTGGTCAAGTACAGAACTGACTGCGTTCTTTGAAATCTCTTCGTTACCACCAACCCATAATATTCTTATGTTTGGTTTTGTGCATATTAACCATACTGCAAAATGTATTAACAAATCAGTTTTACCATGTCGTGGTGGTGATAATATCATCTGCTGATTACCATGCTCTATTGCTTCTAAGATAGAATTAATCCATTTGATGTGAAAGTCTGGTGTTTCGTATGGGTCGCCTGTTTCTGTTTGAAAATATCTGTCTCTAAAATTTCTAAAGTCTTCTAATGATTTCTCTGCTACCTGTGGTAACTCCCAGGTCTTTCTTGCTTCTTCTTGTTCTAAATCTTCTATGTATGCTTGATACGCCATAGATACTGCTGCTACAGAAGTTTCAAGTATCTTTGCTACATCTTGTATAGTTGTTTTTTGTCTCAGTATATCTTTACCTAAACCTGATTCTTTTAGGTCGTTATAAACTACACCTCTACGACTTTGTACATTTTGTTTACTAGGTATAACTAATTCGTCTTCTGTTTGTACCCATTCAACACCTTTAGCTTTAGCTCTTTTCTTTTGTGTCTGTATTCTGTTAGCACATCTATCGCTACAATATTTTGTACGCTTACCACTAAGAACTCTTTTACACCCTGCAGCGTAACATAATTTTCTATCTGGCATAACCAGTACACTTTTTATTCATACACTTCATGTTGTCCTTGGGTTTTAGTACCTCTCCACATTTTGGACAGGGTATAGTAATGGTCAATTATTTTTTCTTTTTTTTGGGAAAGCCTTTTTTCATGTTAGCGTAAGCCTTTGGACTAATTGTAGAATTCTTTTTAGACCTACTTGTTCCTGCTTTTTTACGCTTGTTCATGTTGTAGTATAAACCTTTTTTAGCTGCCATAACTCATCCTTACCACATTTTACAAGACCAATATCTTGGACTTGTTTTATCTTTAGCTGTATCACATTTATGTCTTGCTCTGAATGATTTTCTAGCTTCTGGGTTATCTTTACGAATCTCCATATTAGGGTCTCCAAACATAACCTTTTTAACTTTGCCACCATCTTGTACAAAGACTTTAAACTTTTTACGACCATGACCTGGCTCACCCTTACCAATCCTAGATGGACTGTTGAGTTTGACAGATTTACCTTGATACTCAGCCATATTTACTTCTTTTTCTTTTTACCTTTTTTGGATTTTTTCTTCATCCCTTTTGGGTAACCAATACCTTTTGGCATAATTGCTCCTAACTTATAATCTTTATAATAACACAAAACGCCACACATGGTGGCGTTCTGTTCGTACAGTTGTCCAAACTGTTATGAAAAATATAACAATCCACAAAAACATTTCTCTATTACACTGTACACCACATACTGTTCCTAGATGAAAAGTCTTCCTTTCTTATTATAAAATTGAAGCGTATCCTCATACGCAGCACCTGGATTTTCCAGGTACAAGTACTATAGTACGCCCCCTGATTTAGTAGTGAAAAAAATTTTTTTATATATGCCCTCTGTTGCAGTCGTAACATAGATTAGTTTTGCCATCAAGTAAAGTAACCTTGTAGCAGGATTCACAAGTGTATTGGTCCTTTGATTTGCTCATTCTTCTTCAAACTCTCTGCAACCTGCACACACACCATTGATGAGCTCGTCCTCCCAGTAGGGATGTAAGCATATATCACAATCAGTAACATAAATAAAATCCATGTTTGTATCCTAACAGATAAACCCTCTATTGCTAGAGGGTCTATACTGAACAAACAATCAGGAGGGTTTCCTGAAGCTACGAATGTAGCATAAACATTATATCACATTAATTATTTAATAGATAAAAAAAAGGGGGGTTACAAGGTGTAGGCGAAAGGAGGAAACTCCTACTTGTAATACGCAACCCCCTAAAGTAATACTACCATTAAATCTTGTGGTATGATAAGATACAAGTAACAAGCAAGAGGTTCTTCCTGCTTTAAGAAAAGGACCTTTGACAATATACAGTCAATCAAGTGGATTAGCAGGACCATGGTAACTAGCGTAATAGGCTATTACTTCACACATTTAAATGTTACTTATTTTAGTTCATTCTGGTTTTTGGGAGGGAGTGACACAGGGTTAGCTGTACTTACTCCTAGTTTTAATAGACTTACTTTAAAGAGTACTACTACTTACAGTAACAAATGGTACACCCCAATATGTAGTACCACTATATCTTGTACCTACTTAACAGCATATATTTAGAGGGTACATCAACTGTAACTATGGGTAGCAGATTGAACCCCCCCAATGTTATATGCCTATATTATTGGTGTACCCAGTATAAGAATAATTCAGTATGACTAAAACTGTTTAAACAATTACATAGGTATGAATAGATACTGACTGGATTTGTACCAGATTAATTTTAAACAAGAAGGGGGTAGCCCATTAATTAATATCCAGTATTTAATATCCAGTGAACAAGAAAGGAGCTGACAGAGTGGGAAAAAAAAACTAAAAGAAATACCCTGTTTAAACCAGAGTTGTCATATAATGGACTCATGCAAACATATACAGACCTTCTAGACCAACCCACTACATATAGTGGTACTACATCTAGTAGGTCCTTAACAAGAGGAGACGAAATGAAACTAAGTGGAATAATACTAAGTAGAGACCTATGCGAATTGAATGACCATGAGCTAGAAGTCCTATCTCAATCAGTTAGAGAACAGAAGGACGCGAGACAAAAAAGATTCATGGAGCAATTCCATGCTGGTATGCCAATAGCTATTACTACTGCTAGTGGTAAGACTTACCCAGCTTATATCTACAAGACTAAGAAGGCATCCATAGATTACAAATATACTGTGGATGAAGATTATGTAGAATCATATCAAGCTATGAGAACAGTTACAGAGAAAGATTTAAGAACATGGGTAGAGGTTGGATATATCAACCCAGCTTTCTTCTCATCTTTTGAAGGTAGCGATACATATAACTTTGATAACAAGCATGAGATACTAGGGTTATAATATTCTGGAAGGGTGTTTAAACAAGCACCCTTTAGGAATCTTATAAGATTCAAACAAACAAACAAAGAAAGAGGGAAACCTAATGACTACTAAGAAAAAAACACTGAGAGCAAAAGATTACCCAGTATGGGTAAGTGAGTTAAAAGTAAGTAAGAAATCTCCTGAAGAGTATCTAACTTCATTCGCTAACTGGTGTGTGAAGTATGCCATCAAGAATGGTGTTGGAGATATTGATAACCTAGGAGATAAGTTAAGTGTTCACATATCTAATACCAGAGGTAGAAAAACTGTGAGTAATCAAAATCAAGGTAAAGCCATAGGATTATGCTACTCAACTGATTTCTCTGAAGGTAATAGCATAAGAAGAATAGAGATAGACAGAGAGACCAGCGACCCACTTCAAGTCTTACAGATTGTAGCCCATGAAGTAAGCCATGCAGTGCTGGATGCTGGTGTAGGTCACAAGGGTAAATTTGTTGATGCAGTTTACTCAGTGTTTAAACTGGGAGGCATTCCAACTGCCACTACTGTGACAGAGGAGTTCACTGAACTGATTCAATCATGGCTAGAGAAAGCTGGGAGCTATCCATATATAAAGTTTGTTGATGTGAAAAGAAAGCAAACAACAAGAATGGTA